CAGTCACATTATCCGTAACATCTATAACGTGCCCAAGGAAGTGTTTAATACTATTCACGACACTAATGAAATTGTTGATATGGCATCCAGTGTTGGCAAATACTACGATGACCTGCATAGATTAAACAGTCTAAAAGAAATTGCTGATCCAACAAAAGAAACAGTATTAGAGTCAGCACACATCAAAGCTATCTACCTAGCCTTACACGCAAGTTATGCATTAGAAGCGTTCCGCTTTATGGTTAGCTTTGCTACGAGTTTGGCCATGGTTGAGAACAAGATCTTTATTGGTAATGGCAATATCATCAGCTTGATCCTACAAGACGAACTGTTACACAAAGGCTGGACTGCATTTTTGATCAATCAAGTAGTCAAAGAGGATCCACGCTTTGCTCGTGCCAAGGCAGAGTGTGAACAAGAAGTAAATCAAATTTACGCTGATGTTATTCGTGAAGAAAAAGAATGGGCTGATTACTTGTTTAAGAAAGGACCAGTGATCGGATTAAACGCTAACATTCTCAAAGACTTTGTAGACTATACTGCTTCAATGGCTCTTAAAGACATTGGTATAAAGTATTGGAATCCTGCTCCAAAGTCAACTCCAATTCCTTGGTTCAACAAGCACAGCGATACAAGTAAGAAACAAACAGCATTACAAGAAAACGAAAGTACAAACTATGTCATTGGAGTAATGAGTGACTCTATTGACTATGAAGAATTACCAGCATTATAAGGAAACAACATGAAAGCAATCGTATGGAGCAAGTACCACTGTCCTTATTGTGATCAAGCAAAAGCATTGTTAACACAAAAAGGCATACCATTTGAAGAACGTAAAATAGGTGACGGCTACAGTAAAGAAGACTTATTGGAAGCAGTTCCAACTGCTAGAACAGTGCCACAAATATTTTTAGGTGATAAACTTATTGGTGGCTTTACAGAACTTAAACAACACTTAACAGAGGCAGCATAATGCTATTAGAAAAATCAAAATTTGCAGAAGGTGATGTGGTTAGTTTTAAACTAATCAACGGAGATGAAGTACTTGGCAAGTATGCCAAAGAAGACATGGTTAGTTTTACTATCAGTCGTCCAGTTATGCTAGCCATGACACCAAAAGGTCCAGCTATGGCTCCAATCATGATGACCGTTAACCCTGACAAAGATTACACAATAAATAAATCAGCAGTGATGTTCAGCGGAGAAACTGTTAAAGAGATTGCTGAACAGTACATCTTTCAGACAACAGGCATTCAGCCTGTGAGTGCAGGCAGTATTGTAACAGGATAATTATATGCCACCAGTTGCTAGAATCGGAGATACAATAGCCACAGGGCATGGATGTGATGGAACAACCACATTAACTGGCCCATCTGGCAACGTATTTGCTAATAATAAAGGTGTTGAAAGACAGGGTGATCCTACAGTATCTCATAGGGTATCGGGTAGAAGATGTTCAGTATCTCATGCAGCCGCAATAAATGCAGGATCCGGCAATGTATTTGTTAACAACAAACCTATTGCTAGAATTGGAGATTCGGCCGACGCCGGCTCTATAACTTCAGGCTCTCCAAACGTCATAGCCAATTGACTTGACAATCTCTGTTTTTTTCTATAACATCAATACATGAACATCTATATTGACATGGACGACGTGGTCGCCGACTGGATGCCCGCCGCAAGGGCTATTGTAAATCGAAACTGGAACTACGGAGAACGTATTCCAGATAGTGACTGGAATAAAGTAAAAGCCAAAGAACGATTCTATAGACATTTACCTTTAAAAGAAGGCGCACATGATCTAATTAATTGGTGTAGAATTTATCACGCTAAAACAAAATGCGGTCTTTTCTTCCTAACAGCATTACCGCATGATAATTCCATGCCCTGGGCGGCACAGGATAAAGTTTGGTGGGCCAACGAAAACTTTCCAGGAATACCTGTATTCTTTGGACCTTATAGTTATGACAAGTGGCGCCACTGTAAAAGCCCAAAAGATATCCTAATTGATGATAGAACAAGCAATATTTCAGAATGGAATAATGCAGGAGGTCGGGGATTTCTTTATAGAAATTGGCCCGAATGTAAAATTTGGCTAGAGAATATTTTGGCTGAAGATTTAGCTGATAATTAAAATACAAGGAGATTATTATGGCAGCAAATAGATACGCAGAATTCGCAAAATTAGTAGAAGCAATGGAAGGCGACTTTGAAAAGTTTTACGACAAAGAAGTAGGTGCCGCTGGCACACGAGTTCGTAAGCATTTACAAGAACTTGCTAAACTTTGTAAAGAAGTTCGCAATGATGTAACTGCAACAAAGAACGCTCGTAAAGAAGCCAAATAAAGGCATAAATACTGTATGGCATACAGTAATCAAGTAATTGATCATTACGAAAATCCACGAAATGTTGGGTCATTCTCAAAAGATGACCCAGCAGTGGGCACTGGTATGGTTGGAGCACCAGCCTGCGGTGATGTAATGAAACTACAGATCAAAGTAAATGACAACGGAATTATCGAGGATGCAAAGTTTAAAACTTATGGTTGCGGTAGTGCTATTGCAAGTAGTTCATTGGTCACTGAATGGCTTAAAGGCAAAACACTTGACCAGGCGCAACAGATTAAGAATAGTGAGATTGCAACAGAGCTTGCACTACCTCCGGTCAAAATACATTGTTCTATCCTAGCCGAAGATGCAATCAAAGCAGCCGTAAATGATTACCGTAACCGACACAGCCAGTAAGAAAATTAAACAGCTTCTAGCTAAACGTGGTAAGGGTGTTGGTATTCGTTTAGGTGTAAAGACTACAGGCTGTAGTGGACTTGCTTACACGTTAGAGTATGTTGATAGTTACAACGCTGAAGCAGGAGTAACTAATTTTGCTCAACCAGATTTTGTAGTTTTAGTTGATGCAAAGTCGCTAGCATACTTACAGGGACTTACAGTTGATTGGGCTCGCAATGGACTCAATGAAGGGTTCGAATTTCGTAATCCTAATGAACGTGACAAATGTGGTTGCGGGGAAAGTTTTAGAGTATGACAAAGTATTGGTCAAGAGAAGACACACAATATTGGATAGCACAGTTAGAGAATCGATTGGAAGACATAGATTATTATTTGAATCGCACAGTTGAATGGTGTGAAAATAATGGACATTGGGATCAAGAAAAAGTTTTTCAATTGGCTTTCGTTACTGTACTTTGGGTTTGCCATATGCGTGATGAAGATGTAAGCAGACAGGAAATCTATGAGCTTTTGGGCATTGAAGATTACTATAACTGTGAAGACCACGTAATGGAATTGGGCAAACAACTCAGTGGAATGGACTGGGAAGACATGTTAAGTTTGGTTGCTACAACTTTTTCAAAAGACTAGACACAATCCAAAAAAGAAGTTACAATACAAGCTGTGTTTAACTTTTGGAGACTGTTTTGAGTATGCATTTAGAAGGTCCGTGGCTCAGCACTACTGGCAAGCGAAAAGGTAAAAAGAAATTTGCTTCAGCAGAACATGCAAGAAAGGCTAGAGAATTGGACGAAAGTTGGAAAGAGCTTCAAAAGAAATGGGGCATTGAAGCAGAAGAAAAGAAACGTGCCCGTGCTATGAGTGCTCCTAGTTTGAGCGGACACTATAGTTTGAAGATCCCAGAAGGACGCAATACTACATCACACTTGAAAAGTGTGGATACCGGCGGCAATGCAACATTGAAGCCACCAAAAGTTTACACAGGTACCAAAGTTAAAGGTATTGCGACTATGCATAAGTCTAATGCTGTACCCGTCTTTTCCGACGAAGAAGCAGTGGACATTAGTAAAATGCGTAGATAATACTGGTGTAAATAAGTTACTGATTGATTAATCAGTTAATCCCGCGTAAAGGAGAAAGAAATGATACGCTTTATCAAATTATTATTAGTAGCTCTAGGATTAGCCATTGTTGGCTTAATTGGCTACAAAGCAGTTATGTACAAACTTGATGCTAGTAAACAGACAAGTTTTGTAAAAGGAACAGCAGTTACAGCCGAAGTGCGTAACAAACAATTAGAATGCCTTGCCCGTAACATATATTACGAAGCAGGAGGCGAACCATTTGAGGGTAAAGTTGCTGTGGCACAGGTTACTATTAATCGAGCCAACAGTGGAAAATTTCCCGAAGATATTTGTAGAGTCATTTATCAAAAGAATGTAGTCTACGATAAGGTAGTTTGCCAATTCAGTTGGTATTGTGAAAGCCCTAGTGGAATTAAACCAAAAAATGCGGCTGTTTACAGAGAATCTGAAATTGTAGCACGACAGGTCCTTTTAGAGAACTTTAGATTGCCTAGTTTGAAAGATGCATTGTACTTTCATGCTACGCATATAAACCCTAAATGGAACAAAGAAAAAGTAGCAGTTATCGGTGGTCATATTTTTTATAAATGAGAGAGGATTTTATGCAAGTAAGTTTAAGAAATCTAGTTAACATTCGTAAAATGATGGAAAGTATTCGTGAAAATATTGGACATCTGAGTGCAGAAACATTGGGTTGGGTAGCAGTAATTCTTATTCATTTAGCTACTATCCCTACTTTAGTTGCTGTACTTACTGGGCTTACAGAAAAACTACCCCCAGTTGATATTGTAGTTCTAATGTGGTTAGGTCTTTTTATGTTTTTTGTGCGATCAGTTATTGCAAAAGACCTGCTAAACATTATTACTATTGGATTTGGCTTCTTTGTACAGGCTGTATTACTGGCGCTGATCGTTTTTAAATGAATAAATACTAGAAACATTAAGGAACCTTTAACATGCCTTCAGGATTTCAACAAGACGTAAATCAACTATCTCCCGATTTTTATCGAGTAGTAATTACAATGGGTGCCGGCACAGCCGCATGGAATGCAGCCAGCCCAGCCAACGGTGCTTTAAACCCGTACAACTGGGACAGCTTTGCTACCAAACCTAGTTCGGACGCCAACGGCGAAAGACTATCTAGGGGTAATATGCGCTGGCAAGCCGTTATTGAAGAGTTGACTAAACACGCAGATGCTCAAATCATTGACGTAGAAGTTACTAGTGCAGGTAATACAGATGCAAACAACGTGCCGTCTGCTATTGCTTTCACAGTTAAGTTTGACAGAGATGAATTTGTTCTTACGGGTGTTACAGCATCAACAACTTCGTTTGCTCCCACCACAGGTGGTGCAGTAACTATTGATACGGTTGCCAAAGCTGTGAGATTTTTAGTAGCTACTGGTATTACTCGCAACGCATACACTAGAAAATGGTGGACATGGAATTTTACCAATCAAAGTGGTGAACTAGATTCTATTACTATCAACCAACCAGATACACTAGCTGATGTGTTAGATGATGTTGCAGTACAAATACTAGACGGAACTGAGTTAGTATCTACTGTTTAAGGATAAAATGATTTTAGCCTGGTTATTACTGCTTACCGGCCTCACCATTTCAGCAGTCGCAATCTATTACTCCGTAATAGGTTTGGCTGCTATTTTTGCCGCGGCAACTATCCCTATCTACATAATGGGTGGTAGCCTTGAAATAGCCAAACTTGTATGTGCAAGTTGGTTAAAGGCAAATTGGGATCGTGCTCCCGGATTTATGAAAACATACATGGTCACTGCTGTGGTTGTGCTGATGTTTATAACCAGCATGGGTATATTTGGATTTTTATCAAAGGCTCACACAGATCAAAGTCTTGTAAGCGGCGATGTTATATCAAAAATTGCTGTCTACGATGAAAAGATCAAAACAGAGAAGGAGAACATCGATGCCGCTCGAAAAGCTCTTAAACAAATGGACGAAGCTGTTGATCAAGTCATGGCTAGATCAAATGATGAAAGAGGCGCCGATAAAGCCTCACAGATCCGTCGAGCCCAACAAAAAGAACGAACAGCCCTTCAACGCGATATTAACAACGCACAGAGTAATATTGCTAAACTACAATCCGAACGAGCACCAATTGCCGCTGAAGTCCGAAAAGTCGAAGCAGAAGTTGGCCCAATAAAATACATTGCCAAATTAATCTACGGTGACGATCCTGATACTAACCTTCTTGAGAAGGCTGTTACATGGGTTATCATTTTAATCGTAGCTGTGTTTGATCCGTTGGCTGTTATTATGTTGCTGGCCGCACAAATGACATTCGGGTGGTTAAGAGAACAGAAAGAGCAAGAAGAAAATACACCCGATCCGTATGTGGCAGATGTAGGTGACAAGCCTACAGAAGAAGAACTTAAAGATGACTTCTTACCGACATATGAAGAAATTACTCCCAAAGACGAACTTAAAAAAGAACCTGCTCCGCACCATCCAGATACACATCCTTATCTCAATAAAGGATTTGCATATCCAGCAGATTGGGCATTCCATCCGCCAATAGTAGCAACCCCAGAAGAAATTACTGAAGTAAAGGCCACTGACGACGATGTTAAAAACATTGAAAGAAAGTTGGATATAATTCAAAAATTACATGCTCCCCAAGAGCAAGAAGCTCAACTACCCTTGACAGCAGATACTACAGAAGTTAAAGTAGACGAACCTACTTACAAAATACTACCTGAGTTAGACGAAGAGTCAAAAAAAAAGACATTCATGATCAAGGAGAACGGAGTACAGATAGTGAAGAACAGAAAGTAACCTATGTTCAAAATTCAGAACAAGGTGAAAATACTCTTTGGAAAAGAATACTCAACAAAGATCAATTAAATCCATCAGACAGACTATATAAAGAGTACAGTGAACATGAATTTAAAGGATTACTTGTTGACGAAATTGCAGAACCAGAACTATCAGCATTTGTGAAAAGAATACAAGAAAAAGGACCAAAGTTTAGTATCTACAATAAAGAACAGTTAGAATACTTTGCTCAAAGAATTTATGAACTTCGGAAAAATTAATCTTATTACTCCACCAGATACATTGTTCAATAACAATCCAGGGTACTTACTAGTCAAGCCCAGCACTAAACTCAAAGTACAATTCCAAACAATATTAAGCGCAATTGATATTGATATCAATGTCTATGTCTACGACACTGATGAAGCAGACATAGCATGGATGTTGAACGCAGCCAATAATGCAGATTTTATTATCATTGACATTGATAACTGCGATTCAATTACTAAAAACTTTGTAAGTTTACTATTGACTAATTCTAATACTTATTACATGACCAGTGATGAAATCACACCTTGGAGCCTAATAAGTAGAAATAGAATATATAATTTAGACTGGATTTTAGAAGCCATTAAAACCATTGAAGATGAAGAGGATGAAGATGAGAGAGAATAATACACCAAGATCGTTTGGCACAACTGTTTACATAAGAGACGGTGAAGACATTAATCGAGCCTTGCGTAAATTTAAAAATAAAGTTGAAGACAGCGGTAAACTTAAAGACCTCCAAAAAAAGGAGTTCTATGAAAAGCCAACAACCACCCGCAAGCGCAAAGCCAGTGCCGCAAGAGCACGTTGGCTCAAGAAGCTCAAAGACCAACAACTACCTAAAAAATTCTATTGACAAGTTAAAAATTCTACTGTATAATAAAGTTCTATAACTTACGAAAGAACTTATGCTTACAGATATAATGATTGACTTGGAAACACTAGCAACAACCCCCGACGCTGCCATCCTTACAATTGGTGCTGTTAAATTTGATCCGTTCGGTGACGATCTTCGTGAACCTAGTTGTGAAAAGTTTTACGTTAAGGTTGACCTAGATAGCTGTGATCGTATTGGACTAGTTACCAATGACGATACCATTGCTTGGTGGGCTAATCAAAGCAAAGAAGCACAAGACGAAGCATTTAGTGCAGATGGCAGAATTGACATTGTTGATGCCTTTAATCAACTATACAAATTTTGCTGGGGTGCTAAACGTGTTTGGTCACATGGTTCCGCATTTGATATTGTAATTTGCGAACATGTGTTTAGAAAGATTGGCAAGGCAATTCCTTGGAGTTTCTGGGAAGCACGTTGCACACGCACCTTATTCGATATTGGCATTAATCCTAATCGACCCCCAGTACTTAAACATCACGCACTTGAAGATGCATGGAATCAAGCTGTGGGTGTACAGAATGTGTTTAAAACATTAAAGACATCTACTACTAGTGCAGGACAGTATATTGCACCTTTTACAAGAGAGAGATAATTATGGATACACAAACTAAAGAAGTAATGGACATTCTCCAAGAAGAATGTGCAGAAGTTATTCAAGCAGTAAGCAAAATTAGTCGCTTTGGACTTGATAATTACAAGCCTGGAAAACCTAAAACAAATAGGGAACACCTAGAAGAAGAGCTAGGCGATATGTTGGCTATGATTGATATCCTGCACAGCATGGATATTGTTTCATATACTAACATTGAACGAGCACAGGCTGCTAAAATAGAAAAACTAAAAAAGTGGTCGAATATTCAAAATTTAGAGAATATCTAATATAAATAAAATTGTAAACAGTGCCCGATGGGGCTGTTTATAGGGCATGATGCCCAACCAATCTTGCTTAATTTAAGGAGAACATTATGAGCAAAGTCATCGGTATCGATTTAGGTACAACAAATAGCTGTGTGGCCGTTATTGAAAACGGTACTACGAAAGTAATTGAAAACAGCGAAGGAGCACGTACTACACCTAGTATTGTTGCTTATGCCAACGACGAGATCCTGGTAGGTGCCAGCGCAAAACGTCAAGCAGTAACTAATCCCAAAAATACATTGTACGCAGTAAAACGTCTTATTGGACGTAAGTTTGCCGAACAGGCTGTACAAAAAGACATTGACCTTATGCCTTACAGCATTATCAAAGCCGACAATGGCGATGCATGGGTACAGGTTGATGATAAAAAATTAGCACCTCCACAAATTTCAGCTGAAGTTCTTCGCAAGATGAAGAAAACAGCAGAAGACTATCTAGGCGCAGAAGTTACCAAAGCAGTTATCACTGTGCCAGCTTACTTCAACGACAGCCAACGACAGGCTACTAAAGATGCAGGTAAGATTGCTGGACTAGAAGTTCTACGTATTATCAACGAACCTACAGCAGCCGCATTGGCCTATGGTGTTGACAAAGCAGACAAGTCAGATCGTAAGATTGCTGTCTATGACCTAGGCGGTGGTACATTTGACGTAAGCATTATTGAAATTGCCAACGTAGATGGTGACAAGCAAATTGAAGTGTTGTCAACAAATGGCGATACATTCCTAGGCGGTGAAGACTTTGACCAACGACTAATGGACTATCTAGTAGATGAGTTCCTTAAGGATTCTGGATTTGATCTTACCAAAGATGTGCTATCGTTGCAGAGATTAAAAGATGCCGCTGAAAAAGCTAAAATTGAATTATCTAGCACACAGCAGACATCTGTGAACTTGCCATACATTACAGCAGATGCAACTGGACCCAAGCATCTTAATGTAAACATTACTAGAGCAAAATTTGAACAACTAGTTGATGAACTTATTCAACGCAGTTTAGAACCTTGCCGTATTGCTATGAAAGATGCAGGCGTTACTGCCGCAGACATCGACGAAGTTATTCTAGTTGGTGGACAGACACGCATGCCTAAAGTGCAAGAAGCAGTTGAGAAACTGTTTGGCAAAGCACCACGTCGTGATGTTAACCCAGATGAAGCAGTGGCAGCGGGTGCGGCTATCCAAGGTAGTGTACTGGCAGGTGATCGCACTGACGTATTGTTGTTAGATGTTACACCATTGAGTTTGGGTATTGAAACCATGGGTGGTGTGTTTACTAAACTGATCAACAAGAATACAACTATTCCTACAAAACACAGTCAGGTGTTTTCAACAGCAGAAGATAATCAGCCTGCTGTTACAATCAAAGTTGGACAAGGCGAACGCGAACTTTTCCAATACAACAAACCACTAGGTGAATTTAACCTAGAAGGCATTGCTCCTGCTCGTAGAGGTACACCGCAGATTGAAGTTACGTTAGACATTGACGCTAACGGAATTTTAAATGTCAGTGCCAAGGACAAGAATACAGGCAAAGAAAACAAGATTACAATTAAAGCTAATTCAGGATTATCCGATGCCGAGATTCAGCAAATGGTTAGAGATGCTGAAGCTAATGCAGAGTCAGATAAAAAACAAAAAGAGTTAATTGAATCTAAAAATCAAGCCGAAGGTCAATTGCACAATCTACGCAGTGATATGAAAGAAGTAGAAAGTCAGTTGTCCGAAGAAGAAAAAACTGCGGCCAACGAAGCATTTGCCAAAGTAGAAGAAGCTATCAAAGGCACTGACACAGAAACAATTACCAAAGCAGTAGAAGATATGTTTGCTGCCGGTATGCCAATTATGAAAGCTAAATCTACCCCTAACACAGACAGCCCAGCCCAGACTACAGTTGACGCAGAAGTAACTGAAGTTAAAGAAAAGGCTGTATAAAAGTTGACACAGACAGACAGTTGTTATATTATTAAGATATAGGGTGCTCAGGTGAGGCCCTATACAGTTCTTGCTATTAAGGAGATCTAAAATGACACAATTAAGAACTATCGACACAGCCGCTCTAGCACAATTGAGCAAAGCATTAGTAGGATTTGATCGCTACTACAGTGGAACACATCGCCAGAATGGTAACTATCCTCCGCACAACATAGTGAAGTATACTGAAAACCATTATGGTATCGAAGTAGCAGTAGCTGGTTTCTCAAAAGAAGAAATCACAGTAAAAGTTGATCAAGACCAATTGACTATTACAGGATGTAAATCAAATCAGCCAGACAGCCGTTTTGAATACCTACATCGTGGACTAGCCGCTAGAGACTTTGAACAGACATTTACTCTTGCTGAGTATATGGAAGTCAAAGGTGCAGAAGTCAAGGATGGTATGCTTGTAATTGAAATCGAGCGTATTATTCCAGAGGAACTCAAACCTCGCCTAATCGAAATTAAGTAAATACATGGGGGAGGAAACTCCCCCATTTTTGGAGTTTATCATGCCTACCACCGAAATTCAAATTGATGAAAAAATTAAAAGCAAAGTTTCTGAACCTAAACGCTGGAAAGTTGTACTACTAAACGATGATACTACTCCAATGGACTTTGTCATGGGTGTACTCACAGAGATTTTTAAACACACTCAAGAAACAGCTAAAGAAATTACGTTAGAGATACATACTACAGGTAGTGGCATTGCCGGTGTCTATAGTTTTGAAATCGCAGAAGTAAAAGCAGTTGAAGCAACTCAACTGGCAAGAGCAAATGGCTTTCCACTCAAGATTAAAATGGAAGAAGAATGAGCCTAAAAGAGATAACCAAAGACTTACATACAGAAGCAGAAAGAACAATATTTGCCAAGAAGTTAATCAAGGGCGATCTTACAACAGAAGAGTACGCTAACTACCTTTGGCAAATGGTGCTTGTTTATAATGGCATTGAAGTAGCCGCCAATAGTCAGGGCATGTTAAAAAATTTGCCTGACATAGAAAGAGCACACAAAATCTATCAAGACTGTATTGAACTAGTAGGACCACACCATCAGCTGAGATGGCATCCTACTACTATCGAATACTATCAATATCTTCTAGCACTTAATTACGATCAAGATCGCAGACATCTAGTCAAAGCTCATATGTATTGCCGCCATATGGGAGATCTATTTGGTGGACAAATGATCAAGGGCCGAGTGCCTGGTTCAGGTAAGTTTTACCAGTTCAAAGATCCTGAAGCACTAAAGATGGCTATCCGTGCTGAACTAACAGATGATCTAGGCGAAGAAGCCCGTGTGGCTTTTCAATGGGCAATTAAGTTAATGGAAGCGTTGAAGTAATGTTAGAAACTATTTGCGAAACTCTAGTAGAAGCATATCATCGTAACTGGATTACCAGCCGTGACGGCAATGTCAGCATACGTCATCATGATCGTGATCACTTCTATATTACACCCAGCGGTGTCCGTAAACAAACACTACAACCAGACCAGTTTAAGAAGATTAGTATTCACGGCTTGTTATGGCAGGAAGAATACTACTCCGACATCAGCACCAATTTAAAACCCAGTGGAGAAATTCCTCTACATTTTGGTCTACAACGAGCAATGGGTCAACACAGTAATGATGTAAGAGTGGTAGTACATTTACATCCAACTTATTGTGTTGCTGCCATGCATCGTGGTATTGATTTAAGCACTATTGTAAACGACTTCCCAGAACTCAGTCGTTATACTAAAGTTGCGCCTAATGTAGGAGATGTGAAACCGATTAGTCAAGAACTTGCTGATCAGTGTCATTATAGATTAGAATTAGATGATCGTGGAAACATTGCCTACGACATTGTAGGTATTAAAGGGCATGGCGTAGTTGCCATTGATACTAGTCCTTGGCGTGCTTTTGAGCATATTGAACGACTAGAGCATATTTGTAAAATTGTATTAGCGAGTGGCGTATGAGCATAGTATGGGACACATTAATAGAAGTACAAAACTACTTCGAAATGGCATTTAATGAAAAGGGGTGGTTAATTCATGAACCAGGAATGGAACGATTTAATCAACCAGGTTGGGTTAACCTAGTATGGGAAAGCGATATCTACCGTAGAGCTCATATTGACGTAGTTGATGCTAGAGAAACTAAAGGTCTGTGGATGATGCATTGCTGTGTGTTCCCGCATACAGATAATCCTGCTCCTATCTTTGGCTTTGACGTAGTAGCAGGCAAGAACAAGATCACAGGTTGCTTTCATGATTTTAGTCCTGCCGGCGATGCTAACCATCCTTTGATTCAATGGTTTGGTGACGAAGTAGGACACTACGAATGGAACAAAAAACGTCCACTACCAGACTGGGCACAGCGTATTTTTACAGAACATATGGTAGCCGCAGGCAATGTAAGTGAACAGCAAGAACTAGTACAGATACTAGGAATGGCCCGTAAAACGCTAGATCACTATCTAGAAAATGTAGGCGAAACTAGAGGGCAAGCTACAGACACTAAAGATGCACAGAATTTCTATGCTCAAAATCAGAAACAAAACCCACATACTCCTAAAGTTATGGTTAGTTTAGGGCTGAGTGAAGAAGATGTGCGTGTTTTTGTACAGGAATGCCTGTTCCCAGAAATTCGATAAATAATGTACTATGAGATTTCGCCAATTCAAACCAATTTTAGAAACTATCAATACTAGCATCAGTGCCGATCATTTAGAAGGGCTAAAAGATGTTATCGCAAGACGCATTAAAGCTCTTCCTGATGACGAAGCTACAGCCAAAGCCCTTAAAGAAATTGAGGATATGCTACAGCATGTACCTCACGGTGGCAGAATTGGATCTATTGGCAAAGAAATTATGTCAGTTAAAGATGACGCTGTTACAGATGCTAAAAAAGTTCTTGCTCGACTAGTATTAAGTATCGCTGAAGAAATTAATGCAACACCAGAACAAAAAGCACAGTTTTTTGATCTGTGGAGAGGTGACGAGTTAGTAAATGTTGAAGCTATTCTTAATCCTGAAAACAGAGGAGTAAGTTTAAGTTTTAACGATATTTTTACAAATTATTCAGACAATCAACTGATTCAAGAATTTGTCAACGAAGTTATGAGCATTTCTGAATTAGGCATGGGACGAGGTGAATTTGGATTAAATGTATTGAGCAAAAGCATTACAGTTTCCAAAGGAGCTAAAAAAGAAGAAGGCGAAGGCGGCAAGAAGGGCGACCTACAATTTATCTTTAACGGAAAAGTTTATCAAATAGAATTAAAAACAGAACAAGGTGGTGCCGCTAGGTTCGGCGATCAAGAAGTTCGTCCAGCTGAAGGATTTGAAGCTGCTGCAATTAAACTTAACGATTATGTTAAAAAACATAAGATGTATAAAAATGCTGGATTTAAATTGTCAGGCAGCGGCATGAATTTAAATCAAGCTATTAGATTTCATCAAATTATACCCACAGGCGACAAAGGCAGATTTTTAGGTCTAGCAAGAAACTGTTTGAATCTTATTTTTGGAAATATCAAAGGTGGCCGCAAAGAACATCTCATGCGTTTAAAGAGAAACGTCAATGAAATTATGGCTGCTATTGAGGTAGGCGACAACGGTGGCGCGGCACAGGCATATAGTCAGGCTAGCTTCAATTTTTATATGAGTCGTAAACACGATGACGGTGTACTGTATACTAACCTAAATAATAAGACCTTTGTATACTATGACGATGCCGCACAGTTATTAGCAGCTGGTTTAAGATTCCATGCTTCTACTCCGTACATTAGTGCTACTAAAGATCCTGTAAGATCTGTATATCCGCAGATCAGTGTACAATCTACTACATACGGTGGTACTGCCGCACGTCAAGGGCTAAAACAGATTTCCAAAGGTAAGGCACCTATACAGGCCGCAGATTTTAATCAAAAAATAATTGATTGGGCTACATCACTGGCTAGCCGACGAAATGTAAAAAATAGTAGAGTAATTTTAGGCATGGCAAAAAATGCTATGATTATGATACAAAAACAAATGGCATCCGATGATATCATCAAAGAACTAGAAAGAATGTATCCGCAACTAGTTCCACAGATAAAAACAAAACCCATTATAACACCTAAAACTACAGTACCAAAACCTGTAGTAACACCTGCACCTGCTCAAAATACAGCACAGCAGCCGGCTACAATGCAACAGCCACAAACGGCTTAAAAAACTTTTATCCCGTAATTCTGTGTATAAATAAAAGTACATGGAAATACTCCTACTTTTAACCCTATTACAAATCAAGCATTGGTACGCTGATTTTAAGATTCAAACCTACATGCAAACTGTTAAGAAAGGCGTGTGGTTGGATCCTATTGGCATAAGCCATAGTATAGATCATGCTTGGTGTACGCTTGTAGCATTATTGGTGTTTGGATTTTTTTATCCAATCAGCGCCAGTGCTATGTTATTAGTGGCTGCTATAGAAGGTGTCATACATTATTTTATAGATTACACTAAAGTAAAATATGGTTGTAAAGACAATACCAAACCCTTGTTTTGGAATCAATTTGGTTTAGATCAACTAGCACACCAAATTTGTTATATACTCATTGCGTTCTTCTTACTAGTCTAAATCTACTGCTTTAATTGTTTCTTCCCTAGTATTAAATAATAATACAGACTGCCGGGAGCGAAACCAATGAAAAAACAAATAGCAGTTCTAATTCTGACCGTGGCTACGTCTGCGCAGGCCTCTGAATTAGTACACCAATTTAATAGTCCATCCTTTTCAGGAATTGGATTTTCAAATCATGCGCTTACAATCTATAACCAAGAGTTAAGTCGTAAGTTAGCCATTGCAGCTGAAAAGAAAGCAGACGCACTTAAAGCTGAACAAGATGCTAAAAACACTACTATGGCTAAATTTATATCAAATTTAGAAAGTAGAGTGTATAACGAACTAGCTAGACAAATAACAGAAAAATTATTTGAA